CAAGCTAATTGACATACTTGACAAGATTGGCACAGAGCAGATTGAACCTTGTATATCAAAAGCAATGGACGGTCTTGTAGAATATACTCATGCGTTTGAGAAAAAGATATTCTTTAAGCGAGAAGCAATTGCAGACAAGGCTATCTGGATCGCTAAGAAACGATATGCGATGAACGTGTACGACAACGAAGGTACTCGCTACAAAGAACCTAAACTAAAGGTAATGGGACTAGAGATTGTTCGTTCGTCTACGCCTGCGCCAGTGCGAGAGTCTCTGAGAGAAGCTGTAAGGCTGACTTTGACTACTGATGAGAAGACTCTACAGAAGTTTATTACAGATACTCGCAATGCATTTATAAAAATGCCAGCGGAAGAGATTGCTTTTCCTAGAGGATGTAACAATTTAGGCAAATACACTGACTCTGCTGATATCTATAAAAAAGGCACTCCGATGCATGTGCGAGGAAGTCTACTATATAATTATTATCTAAAGAAAAACAAGATAGATCAAAAGTATGAAAGGATACAAGAGGGAGACAAGATTAAGTTCTTGTATCTGAAAGAGCCTAATACGATGAAAGAGAATTGTATCTCATTCAATACAGTCATTCCTAAAGAATTTAATATTCACAGGTATGTAGATTATGATTTGATGTTTAAGAAATCATTTCTTGATCCAATGGACACTATTGTCAAATCTCTTGGTTGGGAGACTGAGAAACAAAATACACTTGAGGACTTATTTTCATGAACGTAGCAATTATTGGTTATGGCTTTGTTGGTAAAGCTACAGAATATCTCTTAAAAAAGACAAATTGTAATATACAACTTCACGATCCATCAAAATATTTGTTATGTGATTTTGAGACAGTAGAATATGCTTTCATCTGTGTGCCGACTCCTTCTACAGGAAACGAACTAGATATCAGCATACTACAGTCAGTTTACGAAGAATATAAAGACAAGTGTCAGCTTATTATTAGAAGCACAATTGGCCCTGAGCAAGTAGAACTATTTCCTAAAGCATACATGATGCCAGAGTTTTTGCGTGAACGGTGCTGGAAAGTTGATGTCGATGATCCTCAGTTGCCACTGATTATAGGCATGAATGAAACTGATGATGAACTAGTAGAACTATTCGAGAATGTGAATAAAACTGTCAATGTCTGCCGCCCAAAAGAAGCCAGCATGTTCAAACTGATGCGAAACGCAGCACTGGCGATGAGAGTAGCAGTAGCAAATGAGTTTTACGAGATATGCGAAAGAGAGGCCGTAGACTATGAATTTGTTTCTACATTGTTAGCAGCAGATTCTTGGACAGGAGGCACACACTGGGATGTTCCTGGACCAGACGGCAAAATGGGATTCGGTGGTAGCTGTTTCCCAAAAGACTTGACACACATGAAATATTTGTGTTATAATGGTTTAAATATTTTTGAGACAGCTTTGAAAATTAATGATGAACGGAGAAACAAATGAGCTTAATGGATAAATTACAAAAGAATAGCACGATCAAAGATACGTCTATTCTTACCGAATCAAAATTCTTTACTACAAAAGACTTGATTCAAACAGCGGTACCCGCACTCAATGTTGCCCTCAGTGGTAAACTTGATGGCGGTTTGACACCTGGTCTAACGGTGTTTGCAGGTCCTTCGAAGCACTTCAAGACAGCATTCTCTCTGCTACTTGCTAAGTCTTATCTAGACAAGTACCCAGACGGTGTTGTATTGTTTTATGACTCAGAGTTTGGTACTCCGCAAGCATACTTTGACACTTTCGGCATTGATACTAGCCGGGTGATTCACACTCCTATCACAGACATTGAGCAGTTGAAGCACGATGTAATGTCTCAGATGAACGGCATTGAACGTGGCGACCATGTGATTGTAGTTGTTGATTCAGTCGGCAACTTGGCATCGAAGAAAGAAGTTGAAGACGCACTTGACGGTAAGTCAGTAGCAGACATGACACGAGCAAAACAGATGAAGTCACTGTTCCGAATGGTTACTCCTCATCTGACAATCAAAGACATTCCTATGGTAGTTGTGAATCACACTTATCAGACGATGGAAATGTTCAGCAAGGCAGTCGTATCGGGCGGCACAGGCATCTACTACTCAGCAGATAACATCTACATTATTGGTCGTCAGCAAGAGAAGACAGGCACAGACCTAACAGGATATAACTTCATCATCAATGTTGAGAAGTCTCGTTTCGTTCGTGAGAAGTCTAAGATTCCTGTTGAAGTATCATTCGAAGGTGGTATCAGCAAATGGTCAGGACTACTCGACATGGCAATGGAATCAGGTCATGTTATCAAGCCGAGCAACGGTTGGTATCAGCGAGTTGATATGTCTACAGGCGAAGCAGTAGAACCTAAGGCAAGAAAAGCAGATACTTTCAACAAAGCCTTCTGGTTGCCTATTCTGTCAGATCAAACTTTCATTGATTGGATTGCAAAACGCTATACAATCTCTAGCTCAGATGGCATAATGAGAGAAGAAATCACAGAGGAAGATATCGCAGATGTTTACGAAGCAATCGAAGAATAAAGGCAACTGTGACCGTTGTCAGATAGTTATTCATGAAAATGATGTGGCAATATGCTTTCACACAGATGTAGAAGAATTATATATGTGTGAAGCATGTGTCGAAGAAGTGTGTAAAGAAGCCATCAAGGAACATATTTAATGCAACAAAATATTGAAAGAATCATTCTTACTAATCTTTGTCACAATGAGGAGTATTTACGAAAGGTTATTCCTTTTCTAAAGCCTGAATACTTTTCTAGTAGTTCAGAGAGAGTGATATTCAATAAGATCGCTTCACACACTGACGCATACAATGCAGCTCCTTCTAAGCAAGCAATCATCATTGCTATCACAGAAGACAAGTCAGTATCCGAGACTCAGTACAATGAAGTTCAGACTATTGTCAATGAGATGGAACAAGAAGACACGAACGGACAGTGGCTACTAGACGAGACTGAAAAGTTTTGTAAAGACAAAGCACTGTTCAATGCCGTGATGGAAAGTATTCAAATCATTGATGGTAAGAACAAGGATCTAGGTAAAGACGCATTGCCTAGTATATTGTCTGATGCTCTCGGTGTTGGCTTTGACAACAATGTAGGTCATGACTATATCGAAAACGCTGATGAAAGATACGAATTCTATCATCGACTTGAAGAAAAGCTGCCGTTTGATCTTGAGATGTTCAACAAGATTACTGGCGGTGGACTTTCTAATAAGACTCTCAATGTTGCACTTGCAGGCACAGGTGTTGGTAAATCGTTGTTCATGTGTCACATGGCAGCAGGCAATATCGCAGCAGGTAAGAATGCTTTGTACATCACACTTGAGATGTCTGAAGAAAGAATTGCAGAAAGAATAGACGCTAACTTAATGAATCTTCCTATTGGGCAGTTGAAAGATTTATCTAAAACAATGTTTGATGACAGGATCAGTAAACTAAATGAAAAAATTCAAGGTAGGCTCATTGTTAAAGAATATCCGACAGCATCGGCACATTCAGGCCATTTCAAAGCGCTTCTCAATGAGCTTAAGCTTAAGAGAAACTTTCGGCCTGACATTATATTCATTGATTATCTCAACATTTGTTCTAGCAGCCGCTTTCGTGCTGGTTCCTCTGCAAATTCTTACACTATTATTAAGTCCATTGCAGAAGAACTTCGAGGACTAGCAGTAGAGTTTGATGTTCCTATTGTCACAGCTACACAAACTACTCGTGGTGGTTACAATAACTCAGATGTTGAACTGACAGATACTTCAGAATCGTTTGGTCTTCCTGCAACTGCCGACTTGATGATAGCTCTTATCAGTACAGAAGAGCTAGAGCAGCTAGGACAGATTATGGTGAAGCAGTTGAAGAATCGATACGCTGATCCTACATCAAACAAGCGATTTATGATTGGTGTTGACAGAGCAAGAATGAAACTGTTTGACCTAGAAGATTCACAAGCAGGACTCACTGATTCTGGTGCATCTAAGTACGATGAGACTCCTGTGTTTGATAGGAAAAACATCAAGACTGATTATGATGGCATAAAGTTTTAGTCTTATAAATAGTGAGAAAGGGAGATCTCACTATGTCCGAAGAAAAGAAAGAATTTCACCCTGCTGACACAAATGGTGATGGCAAGGTAAGTGAAAAAGAACAAGCAATGTATATGGAGTTCAGACGAAAAGAACTTGAAGACCAAGATGCAATGCGAGATGCACAACGCAAGATGGCGTGGTTTGCTCTCGGCGGCATGTTGTTATACCCATTCGCAGTTGTTGTTGCTTCACTAGCTGGTCTAGATCAAGCACAAGGAACACTAGGCGATATGGCACCTACTTATTTTGTTGCTGTTGCTGGTATTGTAGCAGCTTTTTTTGGCGCTCAAGCATTTACTAAGAAATCATAATGGATAAATCCGATCTGTCGGAATTTTTTGCCCTCATCGCCGAAGAAAATAAAAAGGCGGCAGTAGAGTTATCATTAAAGGAAGAGAAAAAAGCTGAAAAGTCTAGAAAGCTCAAGGAGGAATTTCTTGAGCTTATCTCTGTGCCTTCAGAAAAAGTTGAAGTTGCCGAAGAAGTTGTACAGATAAAAGAGTTAGTCGAAAAAGTTGTTGAAGAGATTGTAGAAGAAGTTGCAGAACCTACTCTACAAGAAAAGTCTGTTCAGTACATCACAGCAGAAGCACCCGCCGAAAAATCTGTAATCAACGAAGCAGTTGTTTTTCAAAAGCAGATTGATAATCTCAAGAGTCACATCAATCAACTTGCATTAGGTATGCAAGGCATGGGCGGCGGCGGTGAAGTCAACTTCAGATATTTAGATGATGTCAACAGAGCTACTTTAAATCCTGATAATGATAACTTTGTTTTAGAGTATGATGCTGCTACAAAGAAGGTTCAATTTACAGAAGATCTCGGACCAGTAAAGACAATCAAACTAAACACTTCTGGGCCTGACATTGATCCTGTTCCTGGCATGTTAGCATGGGATGCCGCCGAAGATTGCATGAATATCTATCAGAACGATGGATCAGTATTACAGTCTGGTCTTGAGACATATATTAGAGTTAATAATCA